CTTCGCAGGCTTTGCCAGCGGCATCTAACATCTCTTGATTGTATTTGTCGCCAACTACATCCTGCTCTGTGCTTTCAGCTTCGTAATCGTTACCAATTAGTGCCTTGTATTCACCTTCTGGTTTTTCTTCTTCCATTTGCTTTTCGATCGGCTCATTGCGGCCGAATACTTTTAGCAAACCTTCAGAAACAAACATAAGTGTACGTAGCTCGTTTTCCAATACTGGAGAACTAACTGGTAAGCGTGTTACAACATCAACAATAACAATTTCGTGTCCACCTAATTGTGGAAAGTCCATTGGGGAAGATTGTAACATTAGTTTCTCTGGGCGTCCTACTTCTAGGGCGTCATATTTTTTCATATGGCGTTCTAGAGTTTCCAGTTGGCGCTCAGTTGGCTGGAAAGCCATTTTAACACGATAACGGTGTTCGCGCTGTAACTGATTAATATACTCTAATAGTGTGGGCATGATTAAATCCTCTCATAAGACTATTTATTCTGACCAACACTCTTTAGGATGGCTTGCACGATATCATTGCGATTTCCTACCATTCCCCCGTTTGTTGCATCAAGTACATTACTAGAATCCCCTGATTTTTCGTCTTTATCCATACGGGCTTTACGCAATTGCAATTCAATCATTTTTAGCTTTTTGTCTATTTTAGCTGTTTTAGCATCTACTGCTGTTTTCAACAGTTGAGCCGCAACTTCAAAAATCTTGCCTGCATTTCTATCATCTACATTAAATCCTAAGTCCATCAAACGTTCGCTTTGTTCTTGTGCGGTGTTTGCTAACTTGTCTAGCTCTCGCTCTGCTGTTGCCATATCTGTAACAGTAGGCAAAGCAATATCAACACGGTTTGCCATGTCAATTGTAGCAGTAGCTACATCAAGCTGTTCTTGTACTTCTACAGGAACTTCTGGTAGTGTTTCGTCTGAAGTAAGTGCTTCCTCAATGGGCGGGAAACCAAATACTTCTTCTAATTTCTTAGTCATACTATTACTTATGCCTGCAAAATTTCCCAATGTGTTATTTTTGTGCTGGCATTTACAATATCGAGTGCTTTGGAGAGATTGGTACTGTCATTGACTTGAACTAAATTTCCTAGTTTAATGTAACCTACAGCTAACCTAGGATCGTCAACTGCATACGGCCAGCTTATATTAGATTCGTAGTAAAACTTGTTAAACTTTTGCTTGGTGTCTTTCCCGCCGTTATAAAATCTCAATGAATGCGACGGTGATATACGACTTTGACACACTATCTGCTCTTTAGGGCAGTTAACATCATTTGCTCCGGCAATTTCCATTGGATGACGTCCTACATGAGCATAATGTAATGTCAAATCACCAAACGAAAACTCCGGGCTAAAGTGTTGATAATCATCAGCATCTAGGTCTTGGTATAATGCTACATGTGGACAAATTAATACATACGGCTCTTTACTTTTTCGTAGTCCTAAGTCAATCTGATGAATCAAATCGTTGTATTCAAACAAAGTATTAAGACGGTCAACATCAGTTTCAGTTGCTTCATGCTCAGGAAAATGTATGTGTAGCCTGTTGAAACTTTCAACAGGGTTACTGCTGTCAAAGTGCCCTGGTATAGGTACTGGCATCCAAGTATTCAACTTGTCGATTAAACAGTTAAGTCTAGAAATTTTATCATGTATTGATCTAGTTGTGCCATGCCATGGATCTAGCGTGGTCCTCAATGAAGACGGATTGCACTCTGAGATCATTGTTGCCCATATACGGGCAGGCCGTATATCAAGCAACTGATAAGTGAATTTGTTGTTATCCAACCAAACTGAATATCTCATTACTTTCGACGTTTTTTGGTTGGGTTAGTGTTGTTGTAAATATCTTCTTCTGTTAAGATGCGAAATGTTGCGCCCATACGCTTGCACCATATCTGTGCGGCTTGCCATTTGCACATATTAAGTGCTACTGCCATCTTCTCTTGCTGACTGCGAGCATGTTCCATTACTGCTTGTGCTTTAGGCTTTATTTCAATTAGCTCTGCTTTCTTAACTCCGTTCACTTGATATGTTACTAAAAAGTCTGGAACATAATAAGTGTCTTTACCTGTAAACGGATTGCGGTACGGGATACGAACTGCCTCGCTTGCCCATGAAACAACACTAGGATGGTTATCACAGAAACGCATGAATGTTAATTCCCATCCACTGCGGTACTTAGGTGTACCTTTGCCTACATACTTTTCTGGATTCTGTATTGTATAGAATCCTTGAGAGTAGTTATTTGCCATCTTATAGTTCGCGATTTGCAATTGATGAAACTGCTACTGCTGTTTTCTTACTATATTTAATAGTGTCAGGTAAACTTTGATTTATGTGATTTAAAATTGTTTGATCAACATCTAGCTGTCCGTTAGCAGTAGATTTTTCTATTAAGGCTTTAAAGTTTAAACCAAGGTCAATGCTTGCTTTCCATAAAGCCATTACAATATTTTCGGCAGGTGTACGGCTTACTCCAATACTAAGAATACGCTGTACTGCTCTGTCAAAATCAACTTGTGGGATTACTCGATATGTGTTCATTAGTAGTCACCGTTCTTACTTAATGCTCTATTTTCTCTGCTTTGTTGAGCTGCGGCAGTTGTAGGATTATTAACACTTTGTGGCTGACTTGGTCTATATGTATCTGTCATCGAACCATCAGCATTGTATGTACGCACTTGCGATGTATATTTTGGACTGGCGACTCTCGCTTTTAAATCTGCGGCATTTCGAGCAGCCTGTTCGCCCTGAGCACTATTACCAGTCGGATTGTAAATGCGACTGTACTTTGAATATTCGCTTGCATAGGCTTCTTTGTATGCAGTGTTCAACCCAGACTCGCCGTCTAAACGACGTGGGTCGTTACGAGCATAATCTGCTCGTGCATTAGCGGCTTGTTGTGCAGAGTATGGGCTTTGTACTTTAGTAGCGGCTGCACCTGTGCTTGGGCTTTGTTCTCTTGCCTGTCTAGCTTTCTCCGCCTGACGTGCTAGGGTCGGGTTACCCCAGGCTGCGCCTGTTTCTGCATTTTCTTTGCCACCAGCTTGAACCCATGCACTATTTTTTGATTCTGCTAAGTCTGGCCATTTTTGAGTTGGTTCAGGCGCTGGTTTAGTTCCTTGGGCCGCGTTCATAATATGATAAGCGTCTGTTGTGCCCATTGGATCTGACCATTCGTTGTTGTATGGTGCTTCGTCCTTTGCGTCAGACTTAGGTGGCTTAGTGACTGGTGGAGGATCTGGCAACTTGCCTACTACTGGTTTACTTGGTGGCTTAGGCAATGCTTTAATTCCTGCTCCGCCATCGCCTGGCGTTTCACCTTTAAACTCATTTGTTTCTAAATCTTCGTAACGAACTGTTAACGTCCATAAAACAGGATCGCTTGTTGAATAATCTAAAGTGTCATGCTGTGCATCAACAATGTATGCGTTTTTTAATGTATAAACTTTATCTTCGCCTTCGCCACTTAAATTGCTTAACGTAATAATAATTGTCAATGGTAGCACACCAGGCTTTTTGCTAGCATCTGTTGGATCAAATTGACCATTAACATATTCCCATATTAGCGATTCTGCGGTGCTATTTGTCTGATCATAAAACGTCATTGTAATTGGTTCGTAGTTCATTTTTGTCTGAACTATTGTCTTATGATTGTAAACGTTAACAACTTGAGTATCTATAGAAAAGCGAGGTAATTCACATGTCTTAGCAACTAGCGGACCTGTTGATTCTATTCCTTTAGGTTCGCCTTCTTCGCCAACTTGAATTTCAACAGTCCATGCAAACTTAATAAACGGAAATCCATTAGAAAGTGGACCAGCATTAATTTGCTTGTCGTTTAATATCAGTTTACTTGCTAAGTTTGTAAATGCCATATGCTTAATGGAAAAGGGCTATTTCTAGCCCTTTTCTTTTCTCCTTGTAAGGGCAAACATTTCTGTTTACACTTACTTATCACTTTAAATTAAAGCGTACTATTAAGGTGCGTCACCTGCTGATGTCTGATCAAGTGTATTATCACCTGCGCCACCTTCTAGTGAAGCTGTACCGTTAACAATGTGGTTAGCGTTATCAAACTTAATTGCAACTGTAATCTGTAACGGATCGCTTGTTGCATAGTTGTTTTCGCCGTAGTTAACGTTTTGAATATAGCAACCTGCTAACTGCCATGAATCTAAAACTTCAGCTGGCTGTGAGCCGTCTAAGTTTTCAATTGCCATACCAAACTTGTAGCCAGCACCTGCTTTAATGCTTGATTGGTTTGCATGGTCTACTTGCTTCTGTACTTGAGCGGCAATAGTTCTTGCTACATTACCTGTAACGTCATCACGTACTGTTAATGTGATCATGTCCCATGTATGCTTACCAGCTAGGTTGATACGTGAGTTATATACGTCGATGATAACATCGTCGTGTGTTAGGCTTGGGCGGCTAACGCTAACAACTTGACTTGTTAGTTCTAAGTTGTCGCCGTTGCCGAATTCATTTAACAGTACACGGAAACGATATGACAACTTAGGCTGTACTAATACGCCACTTGTGCCTCCGTCTACGTTAAATTTGTCTAGATTGACTGCCATTTTATGTGTCTCCTGTTAGTGTTATTTAGCGTGTACCATTGGCAATCGCGCCAGTGTTTACAACACGAACTGGGATGTAGATAAATTCAGCTGCCTTAACTGGCTCAATTGCCACATCAATGTACAACTCGTTTCTATCAATTCGAGCAGGAGTGTTGTTTGTTTCGTCACAAACTACTAAGAAGTCATAAACAGCACGTTTAGAGAACATGTCAGCTAGGAATGCGTTAAACACACCTAGTACGCGATCTCGTGTACGCTTGTCGTTTGGTTCAAAGATGAACGGACGAGCAATAACATCAAAACGTTCACGTAGATAAGCTAGTAAGCGACCTACGTTTACGCGGTCTAATGCAGAGCTTGCAGGGTATAGAGTCTTTTGACCCCAAATGTATAATCCCTGGCCTGGGAAGTTAACCAATGGGTTAACACTCTTTTCATATAGTGCATCACGTGCGCCTTGGTTTAGTGCAACTGGAACGAATTCGTTTTCAGCATTAACAACACCTAGGTTGCTGATACCGCTCAATGCACCGCGTGTTAAACCAGCTGGTGCAAACCATGGATAAGCAACTTGGTCGTTATAAGCAAAGCCACGTAGTACTGATAAACTTGCTGGAACAGCAACATCATTGCCACTTAGGTCTGTTGATAAACCGCTTGGGTAGTAAACTGCGGCACCACCTGAGCGTGTTACTAAACCGTCGATACCGTTAGTACCTGCGTTTGTACCTAAAGCCCAGTTAACAACGTCAGTTGTCTTGTTGCTTAACTTCATTGGTGAGTCACCAATAACGAACGCTGTTTCTTTGCGATCTAAGTTTAGTGTAATCATCTCATCAATACACTCAGTATAACCTGGTGTTGTGATCAAGTTGAATGTTAGTGTTTCTGCACGTAGTTCGTCATCCATTAAAGCGGCTTGTAAACGCTTAACAACTACACGGCGTTGTGCTTTATCAAACATATATGGAGCACCAGCTTTAGGGCCACTGTCAATATTGCCTGATTCACTTTGCCAGAAACCTGCTGTTGCGTTCCATGCTTTAACGTTACCAGAACTTACTGCGCTGTTCCATAGTAACATGCCGTCTGGGTAGTATGCTGGATTTGGAGCTTGATCGTCCATTGCTAATGCGCCACCTGCATCGCCACGGTCATCACCTGCAACATCTGTTAGGTCAGCAAATAATGCGCCTTCTGGTGTTGTTTGGTCAGCATTGTCTTTAGCAACCCACTCGCTACCATTGAATACTTTTAGTAATGGATAGTTAGCCATATCGCGTGTGTCGACCCATACATCACCAAAACTTGGCTCTGCTGGTTCTTCTGTGTTTACGTCAACTTGACTTGCTGGAACCCATGCTGGTGTTCCGTCAATTGTTGTCTTGACATAAATGTCAACTGTGCTGCCTGCATCATACCATAATGTGCCATCAGCGATTGGGCCTGTTGGGGCACCTGTACTTGCACTTGGGTTAATACTTGCCCATGCACTGCCATTGAAACGCTTGATTTCAAACTTAGCTTCGTTGCCGTCAGGGAATTGAACATATAAGCTGTTCAATGCTAACTTGCTACCAAAGGCTGCTGTTGCTGTTACGTTATCACCGTAACTTACTAATTGGTCAGCATTGCCCGGACCAATTGCTTGAACTGTCCAAGAATCTGTTGTCGCATTGTATTTCTTTAGGCTTAGAGCGAAACCTGCATTTGGACTTGTTGTTTTAATCCAAACGTGGTTTGCGCCAGGGCCAGGAACTTGATAGTGTGCGCTAATTGTAATAGGTACACTTAGATTACCTGCTGTTACTGCTACCCATTCGCCTGCAACTTTCTTGTAGAAAGTTTTAACTTGACTTGAAGCATCAAGTGCATAAGCGCCATTGGTGCCTTCGCCATTACCTGGCACGCCATCTGTAACCATAACAGGCTGAGCTACCCATGTTGCGCCATTGCCTTCAAATAAACCAAATGAGCTTGCATCTGTGTCTAACCAGTATTGGCCGTTAGTTGCAGGACCTGTAGGAGCACTAGCTTGTGGCTCTAGTTCTTCCATGTTTAAATCTGCACGGACTAGAACTGCGCGGTTAGCAATGCCTAGATATGAATAAGCTGTTAATAAGCCGTATTCGTTTAATTCGTGACCATGTACAGGTGTACCGTCAACAATAGTGAACTTTGGTTCACCGAACAATTGTACCAACTCGCGTTGGCTTGTAATAATTAGTGGTTTCTTAGCAAAAGGGGCAGTAGTATACTGAGCAACCGAACCATCTGGTGCTGTCTTATTAGAACGTGTTGCTAAAACAATAACTGGGACTGTCCCTGCGCCAGCAGATGCGTATGCGCTTTCGTCGATGACGCTAACACTTACACCTGGTGAACTTAATTGAGCCATTTTAAATATCTCCGTTTTTAAGGGATCATACCCTTTACTGAGATATTTAGCGCAAAGCTGTAATTCTGGACCTATTTACCGGGAAATGCGGTTTTTATGATTTACCGGACAATCGTTTGTAAACTACTGTACAATGCATCGATTGTGCTGTTGTTATCAACTATATAGTCAAAATTGGTACCAACCCAAGCTGTTTCGCTAGCATGAATGCCAAGTTGATTTAACTTAGCACGAGCAACTGCATCTCCTTGATTTGCATTTGCAGCCATAATATGCCAGCTGGGCAATTCGCCGCGTTGAACCCAAATGACCTGTCCCCCAGCATTTTTAATGGATTTAATTTCATTAGGGAAGCGACAATCGCTAATAACAATGTTATCCTTGCTGTTGCGTAGGCGTGCTTCTAAGCTAGCGATCCAGATGTCGTCGTGAAAACTCTTACGACAAACTTCTGTACCCCAAAGCTGAAGTACTAGTCGCGGAGTTAAGTTTGGCATTGCTAAACGTTCAGCCCACCAAGGGTCTACTTG